GTTCATCCTCAAACAGATCTCTATATTTTTCTATCACGTATTCATTGAATGCCTCTTGCGTCAATGGCCATTCATTATAGACATTGATGATATTATTTGAGAGTAAGACAACCCAATCTAATGTTGGATCATCATAAACTTCAAAGGCAACATTATCTGGACGATCATCACCTTGAATAATATATTTGGTAAAGAAAGTTGCTTCTTGAAGGATATCTTCTCTTAGTTTTCCTTTTTTAAATAAATTTTTGACAGTAACATAATCTGATATGCTTCTACCCTCAGAGGTAGTATTAACATATTCAAAGTCTGGTAGATTGCGGAAGTAAGGATTTGGCATTTTAGAAACCTATTGTAGTGTCACCATCTTCTTCATATTCATCATTAAATACGGGTTCAATCTCTTGGAAGGTGAATGAAAGTTGATAGGATACCATCTTTCCGTCACTGAATGTAGCATATGTCCCTTCCGGTGCATACTCAACAGATAATGATTGTAGAGCACACTCCTTAAACTTATTTAAGTATTTGTGTGTTGCACCGTTTTGCACATACTCTAATTTAAATGTATGAGGAGTTTTAAGAAACAGATTTGATGATGTTCTCTGTGGAGCCATTCCTTGCTTAAAGAATCTGATGATCTTAATGATCATATCTGCTTCTTCTGAACTTCTTGCAGACATTTTGTATGTGAAGTTAAAAGGTCTCAGTGATGGACCTTGGAACAGCAACTCCATGTTTGGATTGAAGACCGCACCAGTTGATCGCTGCAAAATTTGCTGACCTGTTCCTGTTGCTTCACCAGCAAAAAATGCAGTTAGAGCATCTTTAACCTGAGCACTATTGCCAGTGATCCTGGATGTAATACTTTGCACTGCATTTGTTAAACCCTCCGGACCATTATTAATAAAACCAATGGCGGCGAGTGCTGTTTCTGCCTGAAAGACATTCATATTCTGAGAACCAAATGACACTGCATTTACATCCTTGATGCCACTAGCAATGGGTAGGAAACATCTTCCAATGGTTTCTCCAGTTGGTTTATCTGGATTAAGACCGAGAGTAGTGCCCCCCTCTGCAGGACCAAATCCTCTTGGAACATACTTGACCATTTCAATTTTTAAAAAGTCCTGAGTCTGTTGTGCCAGATCTATGGGATACTTTAAATTATCTGGAAATTTATTTCTAGTTCCCTTCCTTGCTCCTCCGGTTGTATTTAAAAGTTGTTTATTTACTTCTTCTGCATCAGCAGTTTCTAGTGCTGTTGTGCTATCACTCTCGCCACCTGAGGGAGATTCGCCGTCACCCCTCAAAGGATCTGCTTTATCTTCTGAATCTACTTTTTCTTCAGGTTCAGAATTTGCCAGTGATTGATATGCACCCTTATCTTCAATCTCACCCAAATATTTTTTTGCAAGTTTAGTTCTTGTCGCTCCAGGCAGCGATGAACCAGCAGTATGATTTCTTAAATTCTGTAATGTAGATCTTTTTATTTGAGTATTTAAATTTCTGAGTTGTGCTTCTCCAGCTTTCCCAGAGAATATTTTATTGTATACTGCTTCTTTTCCAGAGTATGGAGTTGACGCACCAGTCTCTGGATTAAAACTATAAATGGGATTTCTTCTTCCAAAAATATCTGCCTCTGATACATCATATGATCCAGTTGCAGGATTAACTACTGCAACCATGGTTGTTCCTTTAGTTCTAGCTTGGTTAACTGAGTTTAGTTTAGTTGATCCAGTTCCTGCTTTTTTCAGGGGAAAGTTTGCTTTCCAGGTAGGAACTCCACCATTATCCTCTTCAACCCAACCATCGCGAAGATTTGTCCATTTGATAGACATTATTTTTAATGATTTTTATTTATTTAGTTATAAACTTTGCATATGGTATTGATAATAGATCATCCAACTCTTCTCTTTGCACAATATAAACTTGACCTGCCAGTTCTTCCCAAGTATATTGTCTATATTCTCGCCAATGAAAATTCAATCCACGAAATCCCCACTGGAATAATTCAGTTACAGCAACTAAAGGGTGTTGATCATACGTAACTCCAGGAGTCTTTGCATTATAAACGAATGTGCATAGAGTTCCGACATCAGGTATGGGAGTTACAGTATCATTTAATAACTCCATGATCTCTAGCATCATTTCTTCCTGATCATTTGTGCCATTATTAATAGTGTTTCCCTCTAGACGATTCATTTGATTCCTAGTTCATTCTCGGTGATGATTTTAAATTCAATTCTTCTATCATCACAAAACTCCTTTGCAGCTTTCCACTTTGCCTGATTAATCTCCCAAGTGGTGCATTCATAGATGTATGATTTAGTTACCCTCTTTCTTTTTACTGGAGGTTTTGTTTGCTTCTTTGGTTTTACTTCAATAACATAAGTCTTAATTTGACCTGTGCTCTCTTTTACTTTTATAATGAAGTCTGGAAAATACTTATGAACTCTTCTATCAACGGGAGAGATGTATGGAATATGAAACTCTTCACTTCCCCATTGGAGAATACTTTCATTTAGATCACACCAACGACAAAACTTGCGTTCCCAAGTGCTACGACATATAATATTGTTAGGGTTACCCCTATATTTTTCTGGGTATGACGGTTTATATTTACTCTTTACACTTTCTCCCATTTCTCTTATACATAATATACAAGGTCAAATAGTATTTATAAATGCCATCCCCACTGTCAGTCTCAAAAATTAAATCACAATTATTAAGCCCGGCACTGACTTCTCATTTTGAAGTGGTGATTGGTATACCAAAGGATCTTCAGTCTGTGTTGGGAATAAACCAAGAGAGACTTAATCTAATGTGTTCAGAGGCATCTCTACCAGGATCTCAGTTGACAACTTTAGAATTGACAAATGATAGAACTGGCGTTACTGAGAAGCATGCTTACAGAAGATTATTTGATGACAGACTTGACTTGACTTTTTATGTTGATGCCAAAAATTATATCCCCATCAAATTCTTTGAAACCTGGATTCAATATATTATGAATGAGAATCCTCAAGAAACTATAAGAAAGAATTATGCATATAGGGTTAAGTATCCTGATGATTACATTTCTGATCAGGGTTTAATCGTAAGAAAGTTTGAGAAAGATTATAAATCAGTTTTGGAATATGAATTTGTTAGAAGCTTTCCATTAGCAATATCATCGATGTCTGTTTCCTATGATGCATCTTCTCTGCTAAAATGTCAGGTGTCCATGTCTTACATTCGTTATATACTGAAGGGGATTAATTCTCCTGTAAGTGCAACTCCTGCATCTGCTGGTGGTGTCGGTGATGGTTTTAATACCTCCTTAAATATTGAGCGTCCAGATATTCCATTTGATAGTGGTATCAGTGCTAGTATAATTGGTCCTGATGTTTATAATAGCACCACTCCATTTACGATAGCAACTCAGGGTGCGATTAATGCTCAAGCACTCGTTGATGACACTGGATTATCCTCTGATGATGCTAGAACTATCGCCGGAGGTGGATTTGTAGAGACACTCATTGGTGGATAACCACGATAAATAATCATACTGAAATCTTTATAAAGATATTATGCCTTTACCAAAAATTGCGACTCCCACATATGAACTTGAGTTGCCATCAACAGAACAAACAATTCAATATAGACCTTTCCTTGTAAAAGAAGAGAAGGTGCTTGTCATCGCTCTTGAGAGTGAGGATACAAAACAAATTACAACTGCCATCAAGTCAGTTATTAAAAACTGTATTCTTACCAAGGGTATTAAGGTAGAAACTCTACCTACATTTGATATTGAATATCTGTTCCTTAACATTCGTGGTAAGTCTGTTGGTGAGGAGATTGAAGTCAATCTCGTTTGTCCAGATGATGAGGAGACACAAGTCTCTACCGTTATTAATTTGGATGACATCAAAGTTCAAAAGAATGAAGATCACACCAATCAAATTAAGATTGATAAGAGTATTATGATGGAGATGAAGTATCCATCTCTTGAGCAGTTTATCAAAAACAATTTTGATTTTGATGACAAGAGTGTAATGGATCAATCATTTGATCTTATTGCTTCCTGCATTGATAAGATCTATACTGAAGATGATATTTGGATTGCTGAGGATTGCACGAAGAAAGAAATTACAGACTTCCTTGAGTCGATGAATTCATCCCAGTTCAAGGACATTGAGAAGTTCTTTGAAACAATGCCTAAACTATCTCATAAGGTAAAGATTAAGAACCCCAATACCAAAGTTCAAAGTGAAATTGTTCTAGAAGGGTTATCGTCTTTTTTCGCTTAGGTATGGTGCACATGGATCTGTCAAACTATTTTCAACTTAATTTTGCCTTGATGCAATACCATAAATATAGTTTGACAGAAATTGAAAACATGATGCCTTGGGAACGAGACGTTTATGTTGCCCTGCTACAACAGCATCTTGAAGAAGAGGAACTAAAGAACAAACAACAAAATGCGTTCAACTAAACTACTCTCAGGATCAAAGTTTTTCGGTGAAAGATATCAGCAGTATGTTGATGAAATCACTGGGCAGGGAACTATTAATGGCCAAAAATTAACGCCTGCTGAGAGAAAAGAAGGATTTAAAAAGAGAAACGATAAGATAAACTTTGAGAAGTTCGTTAATAAAGTTTTAGAGAAGAAGTCTGGTCCTGCGATGAGTGGTGGTGATAAGGCACTTCCAGGTAGTGGCAGAGGTGGAGCGATTGTAAAATCATCAGGAGTGCCAGCACAATCTTTTGTAAAATCACCAGTGTCAGAGAAGACACAGGAAAACTTAGATGATGTGATGAAGGGTATTGATTCTATATTAGAAACTCTTAGACAAGAACAAAAGTTTAAAAAGCAAGTTGCTGCAAAGAATAAAAAAGATAAAGAAAGAAAGAGAAGATCTGACTCCGAAGATAAGTTAGAGAATAAAGGGTTCTCGGCATTAGGAAAATCAGTAGGGAAAGTATTAAAACCAGTAAAGAGTATATTTGATAGACTACTCAAGTTTCTATTCACTCTCTTCATAGGAAGACTTCTTGTAAAACTTGTTGATTGGTTTAGTGATGAAGAAAATCAAGATAGTTTGAAGGCCATTGGTAGATTCTTAGAGGATACTTGGCCTGCTCTCTTAACTGGACTCATTTTATTCGGAACAGGATTTGGTGGATTTATAAGAGGTGTTGT